ACAAGTAACTCCAACGAGTGCAGGTCACATTGATACTATTCTTACTGTAACAGAGACCTTTGTCCCAGTCGGGTAACGGGGTTGCAATATTGTACGTAGTATGATATAACTAAACTTATATAACTAGTCTCCGGTGGTTGCTTAAACCACAGATAAAATCTAATGGAGACTAATATGTTTAAAGTATGGGCAAGTTCAGCACTAAAATCAATTCAAGACTCTCAACAAAGACGAGCAGACTTCTGGATTCTCCAGAATATGTCAAACAAAGAGCTACGTGATATCGGTATTTCACGAACTGAAATAAGGCGCACAGTATATGGGCAGAACACTAACTGAGAAACAGCAAACATTTTTGAATGTTCTGTTTGAGGAAGCTAAGGGTGATCCGATCAAAGCTAAGAAGCTTGCGGGTTACTCTGATGCTGTGTCTTCAACAAGTGTTGTCAACTCTTTGACTGACGAGATTGCTGATCTGACCAAGAAGTTTATTGCTCAGTCATCTACAAAGGCTGCTTACACAATGTTCAGTGTAATGGCTGACCCTACAGATCTGGGTGTCAAAGAGAAGATGATGGCTGCTAAAGACATCTTAGATAGAGCAGGTTTCACTAAAACAGAGAAGGTAGAGGTTAAGTCATCAGAGCCTCTATTTATTTTACCTTCTAAGGATTCAGATGCCTAAGGTTAAGACTGCTAGGGCTTCAAAGAATACCTACCCAACTGACGTAGACTGGCAGGTACCACTCAGAGGAGAAAACGGTGAGTGGTATCCTATCATCAGAGTAGGAAGACATGTACCTTTTGGGTACAAACAAGATGAAGAAGATATAGACCTACTAATACCTATCCCAGAAGAATTAGAACTTTTAGAAAAAGCAAAGTTATTCCTGAAAGATTACAGCCTAAGGCAAGTAGCCAAGTGGCTGAGTGATCAATCTGGCAGGTATATCTCACATGTAGGGTTAGACAAACGTGTCAGGATTGAAGAAAAAAGAAGACGTGCCTCTTCCAGTTACCGCAAGTATGCCAAAAGGTACCAAGAAGCGTCAAGGAAAGCGGAGAAAATCGAAAAGCAAAGACTCGGTGGTAGAGGTACCAAACGAATCTTTGGTGACGGTTGGTCAGACACTGGAAGCACAGAAGAGTGAAGTTGAAGAAGTTCAGAGAGATATTATCTTTGAACCTAATCCTGGACCTCAAACTAAGTTCTTGGCAGCTACTGAGCAAGAGGTGCTTTACGGTGGTGCAGCTGGTGGCGGTAAGAGCTACAGTCTGATAGCTGATCCTGTAAGATACTTCAGTAACCCTCACGCCAGAATGCTTATTGTACGTAGAAGTACAGAGGAACTACGAGAACTTATCTCAGTATCCAAGCAATTGTACCCACGGGCTATCCCAGGTATTAAGTTCATGGAGAGAGATAAGACTTGGGTTGCCCCTAACGGAGCTACACTCTGGATGTCGTACCTTGACAGGGACGATGACGTTATGCGATATCAAGGTCAGGCCTTTAACTGGATTGGTTTTGATGAATTAACTCAATGGCCTAGCCCCTATGCGTGGAATTATATGCGCTCACGGCTTCGTGCAACAAAGGCAAGTGGCTTACCTCTCTACATGAGAGCAACGTCAAACCCAGGTGGCCCAGGTCACCAATGGGTTAAAAGACACTTTATTGACCCAGGTACACCAAACGATCCGTTCTGGGCTACAGATGAGAATGGTGAGACTATCTGTTGGCCCAGTGGCCACAGTAGAGAAGGTGAACCACTCTTCAGACGTAAGTTTATTCCAGCTACCCTCTTTGATAACCCGTACCTCTCAGAAGACGGTATGTATGAGGCAAACCTTTTATCCCTCCCTGAGCATCAAAGAAGACAGTTGCTCGAAGGTGACTGGGATATTAACGAAGGTGCAGCCTTTCCTGAGTTTAATAGAAGAGTTCACGTAACAGAACCATACGACATCCCGTCCAGTTGGGTTCGTTTCAGAGCATGTGACTATGGCTACAGCTCTTACACGGGTGTCTTATGGTTTGCAGTGGTTCCAGGCTCGGAACAGCTAGTTGTCTACAGAGAGCTATATGTATCTAAAATACTTGCGACAGACTTGGCTGACATGATCTTGGAGATAGAGGAAGGGGAAAAGATCCGTTATGGCGTTCTTGACTCCTCCCTCTGGCATAATAGAGGGGATACTGGCCCCAGTCTAGCAGAGCAAATGATTACTAAGGGTTGCCGTTGGAGACCAGCAGACAGATCCAGAGGATCTCGTGTAGCAGGTAAGAACGAAATACACAGACGTTTGCAAATTGATGACTTTACAGAAGAACCAAGACTTGTTATATTTAATAATTGCAAACATATTATTTCTCAGTTACCATCAATTCCCTTGGATAAGAAGAACCCTGAAGACGTAGACACACACTCAGAAGATCACTTGTATGATGCCCTGAGATACGGTGTGCAAACTAGACCAAGAAGTAACGTCTTTGACTTTGACCCAGCATCACAACGAACAGGCTTTCAAGCCTCTGATCCTACTTTTGGATATTAAGGAATAACCTATGGAAGAAGATGACATCTACGAATCAGACGAGCTTTACATTGATGAAGAGTCTTCGTCCTATGCTGAAGATTCTAAAGCTGGTGAGGAAGACCTTACCGTAGGTACAATTACTGGTTTTGTTCAGGAACGGTTTTCTAAAGCTGAGAAAGCTCGGTACTCTGATGAGCAAAGATGGATCAAAGGATACCAGAACTATCGTGGTATCTACGGGCCTGATGTACAGTTTACTTCTACTGAGAAGAGTAAAATCTTTGTTAAGGTAACCAAGACAAAGGTTCTTGCTGCTTACGGGCAGATTGTAGACGTTCTCTTTGGGTCTCACAAATTCCCTATTTCTATTAACCCAACTACACTTCCTGATGGTGTAGCTGAGTCAGTACACTTTGAGACCAACCCTCAGATCAAAGAAGCTACAGGCACTGGTCCAGAACTTACCCCTGAAGACACAAAGCTTAAACCAGGTGAGACTGTCATTGATCTACGTGAACGTCTGGGTGGTATGAAGGCTAAGCTTGCTCCGGTCATGGATGACCTTAAGGATGGCCCAGGTACAACCCCATCTCAGGTTACATTCCATCCAGCCCTTGTAGCATCTAAGAAAATGGAAAAGAAGATCCATGATCAGCTAGAAGAGTCTAACGCCAAGAAACAATTACGTACTACAGCCTTTGAGTGTGCTTTGTTTGGAACTGGTGTTATGAAGGGTCCATTTGCCCTTGATAAAGAATATCCAAACTGGAATGAAGACGGGACATACGATCCAGTCTTTAAGACCATTCCTCAGACATCCTCTGTTTCTATCTGGAACTTCTATCCTGATCCAGATGCTAACAACATGGATGAAGCTGAGTATGTCATTGAACGTCACAAGATGTCTCGTTCTCAGATGAGAGGACTAAAGAGAAGACCTTTCTTCCGTTCTAACGCCATTGATACAGCCATCGACATGGGTGAGTCCTACACCAAAGAGTGGTGGGAACAAGTCATGGAAGATGCAGATCAGGACAGCAAATCAGAAAGATTTAATGTTCTTGAGTTCTGGGGTTATGTCGATACAACTATTCTGGAAGATCATGACATTGACATCCCAAAAGAGTTGAAGGATCAAGAACAACTCGCAGTAAACATTTGGGTATGTAACAATCAAGTACTACGTCTTGTGATGAACCCCTTCACACCTGCCATTCTTCCTTACTACGCAGTTCCTTTTGAAGTGAACCCATACTCCCTCTTTGGTATTGGTATCGCTGAGAACATGGACGATACCCAGACCCTTATGAACGGTTTCATGAGGATGTCGGTTGACAATGCTGCACTATCCGGTAACCTCATTATTGAGATTGACGAAACTAACCTTGTACCAGGCCAAGATTTGTCTATCTACCCAGGAAAAGTCTTTAGAAGACAAGGGGGTGCCCCAGGACAGAGCATCTTCGGCACCAAGTTCCCCAACGTGTCTAACGAGAACATGCAGATGTTTGACAAGGCTCGTGTCCTTGCTGATGAGTCTACAGGCTTCCCATCTTTTGCACACGGTCAGACAGGTGTCAGTGGTGTGGGTCGTACAGCCTCTGGTATCTCTATGCTTATGTCTGCTGCTAACGGATCTATCCGTACAGTAGTCAAGAACATTGATGACTATCTGCTGTCACCTCTAGGCAAAGCCTTCTTTAGCTTCAATATGCAGTTTGACTTTGATCCTGAGATCAAGGGTGACTTAGAAGTTAAGGCTGAGGGTACTCAGTCCCTGATGGCTAACGAAGTACGTAGCCAGAGACTGATGCAGTTCTTGGGTGTAGTACAGAACCCAGCACTTGCACCTTTTGCTAAAATGGATTATATTATCCGTGAGATTGCAAGCTCTATGGATCTTGATCCTGACAAGGTAGCAAACTCTATGACAGATGCAGCAATTCAGGCTGAGATCCTCAAGAAGTTCCAAGCAGAGAACCCACCACCCCCAGCACCTCCTCAGGCAGGCCCACAGGGCGCTCCAGCAGGGGTTCAGGTTCAGGACACCCAAGGGTCCGGTGGAGGGCAAATGGGCACAGGAACGGCTCCTACGCCTGGTGAGCCTGGTTTCTCAGCTAACACAGGACAAGGCCCAGCGCAGTAATGGATAATCTAAAACCTTTAGTAAACAACAAAGATCTCTGGGAGTCATTTCTTGCAGAGATCAATTCCAGACTACACGAAGTTCACAGACAGATGGAACAGGCCCAATCCTCAGATGATCTGTATAGGCTGCAAGGTCAGGCAGCTTGCTTAAATAACTTTAAGTATCTCAGGGAAAAAGTAAATGGCTGAAAAAGTAGGAACTAAGACAGGTTCAAAGACACGAGTAGGTAGAGATGTATACGAAACGCCTGAAGGTAAAAAAGTATCTGAAATTTCTACTACTTTTGAATATAAGGGCCAGTGGATTAACGTACCCACCATACATAATGGTTATGTGTACGATGAAGAGATTCTTAAAATGATGTTAGATGCTGAGGTTATAGAACCAACAAGTGTCCACAAAAGTAAAACTGATGCCGTTAAAGCAGCTAGAGACAGAAGTGAATCTCTTGAATTTAATAAAGGTGGTACTCCTATGCTAGAAAAACAAATGGAACTCTTTGAAGACGGTGGCCTTCGTGATGAAGGTGGCATGGTAGACGAGGTATCTGGTAACGATGTACCAGTCGGAAGTACTCGTAAAGAAGTACGAGATGATATTCCTGCTATGCTAAGTGAGGGTGAGTTTG